GGCCGGGAGCAAAGGAGCCGCACCATGGCGAAGAAAACTAAAACGCCGGCAGAGATCGAGAAAGTCACCATAACCATGAGCCGCCCGGTGGCCGAGGCAGTGGCGAAAGCCTGCGAGATGTATCTTCGTCTGCACATGGGCCAGTTTGAAGACCTGACAGATGAACTTTGCATGGCAAGGTTCTATGCTACTCTGGAAAACGATTCGTTTGCCGACAAAGAAGAACAAGATGGAATCTTCCGTATCTCAATCGACTGGCGGAACATCATGCGGGAGGAAATGGACGGGCTGTACAAAAGATATGTTCTTTCCGCCCCGCTCGATTACTGCATGAGAATCCCGTACCGGGCAGAACAGGTCTGGCTTGCAATCCGCCACGCTCTGGCATGGCATGATAACCCGAAGGGGGACTACACGGTTCAGTACGACAAGCCGCTCAACCGTTCAGATCAGCCGCAGCCGATGGTGCAGCTGTACGAGGCACCCACCGAGGAAAAGCCTGCCTGTGATGGCAAGTGCGCAAAGCGTGGGAGGTACTAAGCATGGGAAGACTGATTGACGCGGATGATCTTTTAATTGCGTTTGGCAATGCTCTTAACAATGCAAACCTAAAGATAGGATACGGTTTCATGGAGTGGGTCGTGAATGAACAACCGACAGTGGATCTGGAAAGCCGCCGCCCGGTAGCACACATTGTATGGAGAGAACGAGAAAAACAGTATGTAACATACGATCAAGTCCCACCAAATGAGTGCTGCTACAATGGGAAACTGTGCTACACAAGACGGATCATAACAATCGAAAACGGAAAAGTTCCGTTTTGCTCAAACTGCGACCATAGATTGGATGATTGCGCAGGCAGCTTTTGCCCGGTATGCGGAGCAAAAATCAAAGAGAGAGAAAGAAAATGAAGCCGAAAACGAAATCCGAGTTGATGGCTGAATGGGCCAGCCAGCCCAGTCAGCTCAAGAAAGAACGAGAAGTCAAGACTGTCCGCAAGGCTATGGATGATGCCTGCGCCGTGATTCAAGATGGTCTGACCCGATATGTGAAGAAAAAGACCAAGGCCCGTAGCATGGAAAAAGCTGAGACTGACCCATTTGCGGAACTGGCGAGCTGGGAAAGCATGGAACAGATTCAAGACGCATACGGCTACGGAGAAATCACTGCGGACAAACGGGAAAAACTCACCGACCTGTGGGAAACCCGGGAAGCTGCAAAGAACAGCCGTAAAGTTGACAACAGATACCATGACCTTGTGACGGAAATGCTGGAAACGGCAATTCGTCGGGTGGGAAACGAGTATGCAGATATGCTGTTTGAGTATGACCAGAAACGCAGAGAAGCAGAAAAGCAGTGCGAACAGCTGGCAATGGAAGGAATGATGAAAAAATGAAAGACATTGGACCCGAGAAAATCTGCTGCAACTGCCGCTGGCATGAGGGATATACCGGGGTTTGCTTCAATGGCCTGTCGCTGAACTGCACCGATGCCACCGACGTTGAGGACGGCTGCGAACACTGGGAAAAGCGGACGGACGAAAACGGCATTGAAGACTACGAGGTACTATGAAATGAAGACCAAGAGGATGAAAAAGCTCCTGATGGGCATGGGGCTGTCTCGGAACCAGGCAACCCGGATGATTCAGGAGCAGCGCACCGAAGGATCGAAGGACGTGAGCAACGCTCTTTACTTTCACGTCTTCCAAAAGAACTTCAATCTGATCGTGTCCAACTGCGGCGGCGAGGTGCTGCCCTATCTCAACAGCTTCGTTTTGAAGTGACTACAGGTTGAAGTCGTT